AGCCTGATTCTTGTTAGCTCGCATGTTAAACCTACCCAGAGCTTTGCCCAAAATGGGGACCGTTAAGTGCTTACTCTGTGCAGGAATAAAAAACTTGCTCAAGAAAGTGGCTGTCCACAACTGGGAATGACGCTTGACTTTGGCTTCCATCAAAGCCTCGCTTGCAATGGAAGTGTAAATCTTTTCGACGTAACGGCATTTCCCAGTCATCCTACAAAGCATGTCGTCCCCTAAAAGCATCGCAACTGCTGAGGTGGGCTTCAGCTCCAAAACAGAAGCATGCAGAATAATTGCATTCCAAAAGGTGTTCCTGAACGTAGTGTCAGTTGCACCAGTCGGAAGTTGATTTTGCAGAGTGGCCGTGATACCGTGCTTGGAATTTTTAACTTTGAAAGTGTTTGTGCGAAGGTGAACGCGCACAAACCACTCCGGGCATCCCAAGACACGCATAAGCGCAACTTCAATCAACTGAACATCTGCACACTGAAACTTGTCATTCGAACTAAAATCGCATTCAATCCAAAAATCATTGTCAGTTTTCCTTTCAAGATGATGAGTGTACTCGCATGGGGTTTTGCGGTAACTGGTGTGGTATTGGTACTTGCCCTTCATGCCTTCAAGGCAATGATCCAAACGTCTCATGAGCTCATTAAAAATGGGCCCAGAAATTGCATTGTAGACGTCGGTTCCCTTGAAAATGACACGAGGGGCCCAATTTGGCTTGTGTGTTACTAAAAGCGCCTCAACTTTGACAAAAATGTCCTTGTTTGTGTAATCCTGAAGAGTCACATTGCACAAATCGTTGATCGCTCTGTTCATCCTAGCTTGCTTTTCAGTACCAAATTTTGCCAACCAAGCCTTGTAAAGACTGTCCGTCCATTCGAACGGTAGTAAAGGCTTGGGGCAAACAATTTTCGTCAGCTCCTGTGCTGCGTGAATGATCTTCGGAGTCGCTCTTCCGGCATTAAAGTAATTGCATCGTTTCCTGAAGGCTGCCACAGTATTGTGCCAGCCGTTATCAGGAACGACAGGATGCAAGTGGCGTAGTAGCGGGCCACATTGCACAGCCTTCTCGCGGCTTACCTGCACAGTGCGAGGCAACCGCATCCGCGTGCCCTTGATGGGCGCGATCAGCGGATTAGCGATCTGATGATAATCAGCAGTGCTTTCGACATACTGGTAGCGACCTGGCCCTCGGAGCATCATGCACT